TCATTCGGCCGGGTCAAAAAGCGTCATCTGATCCTTTCGCTGCCTGCGGTGCTTCCTGACGATTTCGTAGATCAGCCCTTCTGAAATTCCGAACTCCTGGACCAGCTTGTCGGCGTTCGATCCATCGTAGCGCTGCAAGATGTGCAACTCCAGACGCTTGCGAGCCAGGTCATCCTTGACCGGGAAAACAAATGTCAAACCGGCCCAGCGCCGATGCAGCTGGAACGCCACCTCCTCCGACTCGGGCACCGCCTTCTCCCGAGGAATCCCGTTGCGCACGAACGCTTCGACGATCAGTTCGGCCAGCTCGCTGAGCATGTTGTTCCGGCGGCGGATCTGCTGCGAACGGATCTCCTTCATTATTACCTCCGCTTGCTATCTGCGGCCGCCTGGAGCGTTTCCACCAGGGCCTTGAGGATTGGACGCTGCCGCCGCCATCCTTTCGGCAGCTGTTCCAAGCCGGCCGCCTGTTCTGGATGCTCAATGCCCAGGCCCTGGCAGAGCCGATCCACTTCGGCGAGGAGGTACCGTTTCTCCTGCTCGACGTGCAACGCCGCCAGGATTGCCGTGAGCTGATCTGGCTTCTTCAGCCATGCGACCTTGGCCACGCCGAACATCTGCTTGGCGATCTTGTCGGCATAGCTCCAGGGCAGCCTCATCTCGGCCAACTGCGCCTCGATGACCTGGACCTCGGCGGGCAGCTGACTGAAGTTATGCGGCTTGCCGGCTGCTCGCTTGCTGGGCTGTGGTTGCCAGCCCAGGCGCTTGAACTCCGTCAGCAACTGCTCGGCCTGGCGCAGGTTCAGATCCCGCGCCGACCCCTTGCCGAACATCACCTGCAGCTTCTGCCGATAGACATCGTCCTGCAGGCCGAGCTGCTGACGAGCGATGTGGATCTTGCTGAGTAGTGCTTTCGCGAGGGCCATTACCGCGGTTCCTCACCGATCTGGAGAAACTTACTGCCATTGGCGTCGAGCAACTCCATGGCCTTCACCTCGACCTTGGCCGACTCGATGATCACCGAACTCACCTGGGCAACCGCCTTCGCCCGCTCGATATCCAGTGGTTCGTCTTTATCAAGCAGCCCTTCGAGGGTGGCGAAGAGATGATTACGGAGGTCTTCAACTTTGTTTTTCATGCTCAATCTCCCGAATGGTGCGCTTGAGCTTGCCGACCACGCGAATTGCGTCTTTTAGCTCCGGCGGATAGCGGTGAATGGTGTTGCGCCGCATACGTTCGGCGCGGGTGATGAGTTCGAGATTGTCCAGGGTGATGTTCTGCTTGTTACCGTCTCTGAAGCAGAGGCAGTGTCCCTCTGGAACTGGGCCGTTGTGCTCTTCCCACAGCAATGTATGGACGGCCACCCAGTCCTTGGGGGGATAGCCTGTATCCGTGACCTTACGCTGCAGGTAGCCATCCCGGCTCAGCCGGTGACTGCCAATTGGCAGCCAATTGCCGGGCTTGCTGCCAGGCTGGAACTGGGTTTCCGAGCTACGCCCAATCGAAGGCAACCCCTTGAGCCCCTTGTTCCAGGGAGTGGAACCCTTGGCGAACCGGTGCCCGGAGCCCTGTGAGCCATTCAGACGGCGGGACAATGGACTCGCGAGGAAGGCTGCCGTTTTTCTGAGGCCGAGCTGTTCGGCCTTGTGGTAGAGCATATGAATAGAGCGGCCAAGATCCTCGGCGATATCAGCAGTAGGCTCATGGGGATACCGCAGACGTAGCTGCTCCATTTCCTCATCAGTCCAGGGCCTGCGGCTCCGGCATGCGCTGCGATGACGGAGCCGGCCATAAGCTCGGCCAAGAGCATCCTGGGCGATTTGGCTAAGTACGGTGGCCACATCACACCCCCTGAGTAAGCCGAGCCACGGCCTGGTGCCCGATCCCCTGGTGCAGCCGCGCGCGCTTGCCCGCGGCATACCCCGCTTCACTGGCCACTTCGTCACGTGCCTTGAGCTTGCGGCGCTTCATCTCGAACTTGCCGACGTCAGCGTGGTGCTTCGCCATGTACGCCTGGATCGCGTCGGCGATGTTGTCGTCGACGCCTGCGAACTGGTCGACCTTGGCGTACACGGCCTCGATCCATCCATGCGCGAAGGCATCTCCACGGGCTACCTTGGTGGACCGCTTGCAGCGTTTCTGCGTGCTCAGGAAGTCCTTGCGCGCCTTCTGCAGCTGTCGCTCCAGCACCTGGTAGGCATAGCCGGTCAGCTCTGGCGCCGCCGCGCAGCCGACGAACAGGAACGAAGCGCTTTCGAAATAGGAGGTGCAGATGATCAGGTGCGTGCCGAAGGCATGGCAGCACACTTGAGCGAGGCGCACCCGCCAGGCCGGCGGTTTTCCATCCGAGCCGGCGGGAACCCTGGCTTCGCCAGCCATGCTGGCCAGCACGTCGCCCATCTCCAGGTTGTAGGCTTCCATCAGTTTGTGGGCATGACGCAGCGCGATCTCGGCCTCGTTCGGGTTGGAACCCCGCCCCTTGGCCATTTCCAGGCACTTCTTGATCTTGTCGAGGATACGGTCTTGGTCCATGTCACACCCCCGCGATATCAAGAGGAATGGAGCGGTACTGGTCGGTGTCCCCGACCCGCTCCTGGATACGCACGTACGCCTTGGTGCTCACGACCTGGACAGCCTCGCCGATGGCCTGCATTGCACGCTGCCAACGTTCGTCATCGATCTGCAGGCGGCGCAGGGCAAGCACGCTGCCGGTACGGATGTTCCCAGCTTGGTCCACGCGGAACGCATCGTTGATCAGCGTGATGACCTCCGCGCGAGCACCTTCCGTCCATTCGTGGAGGCACTCGTCGATCAGCGCCTTGGCCGCCTGCAGGCGCTCGTCGAAGGCGATGTTGTCGGCCATGGCCCGAATGACCTTGTAGCGACCGTCGAAGCTGACCAGAGAGGCGTTGCCCTTCTTGCCTCCTACCTTCGCCTGGTACTGCTCGGCCGACAGGGTGATGAAGGCTTCGATATCGCCGAATGTGGCCAGTTTGAAATCCAGCAACGCCTTGTTCAGAACCTTCCCCTTGGCAACGATCTCCTGCACAAGGCGGTCGCGCTCCAGGTCAATGGGCTTGATCATTTCTTCAGGTACCAGGCGCCCCTTGGCGTCCATGCGGTACCCGGCGGGAACATGCACTGCTTGTTCAGCCATGGGAGGTTTCCTCTTCGGGATTCGGTACAACGCTCATCTCAGCCAGGGAGACGAACGCATTCAGGATGTGTCCGCAGTTGCTGCAGGTGATCACCAGGTCGATCAGGCTCGGGTCATGAGCTGCAGAGCGCGCGGTGATTTCGGGGTACGGCGTGCTGCACTCGGAGCAGTCGATCTCCAAAACATCAGCCATGGGGACGACCCTCCAGCTCGATATCAATCTGCAGGTCGATCGCGTCACCCTGTGCGAGGAGCAGCGCCGTGGCCTTCACTAGGTTCTTTCGAGCGTCCAGGCTGGGTTTCCACCAGGATGGCTCGAACGGCCACCAGCCCGGCACCAGTTGCGTCAGGCACGGCTCTCGCTCTGGCTGGCAGATCTGCGTAACGGCTTCGTCGGCGTAGCAGGTAGCGGCCAGCGCCAGTTCACCGCCCCGGTGCTCGGCGTCATGGTTGGGGCTGAAGCCTTCCTGGAGGATCTGTCGCTGCCGTTCTATCAGTACGTCCCGAGCGAAGGGGCTCAAGCTGAGGCCGCATAGGCTTTGCGTGGCGCCATTGTTCATCAGTGCGCCCTCCTTGCTGATTGCTGAGCGCGCCGCTCCTGCAGGTAGACCGCCATGCACTGCAACTCCGCATGCAGCTTGGAGAAGTGGCCTGCGATGAAGAGGTCGATGAGTTTGACCAACATGCTGTCCAGCTTGTGGCTGATGGTCTTCAGCTCCACTAGCTCTTGGTCCTTCGCGAAACCATCGCGCAAAACGTCCTTCAGGGCTTCCCGGCAGTCCTGCTCGCTCATGGCGTCAACATCCATCAGCGGGGTGTAGGCATGGGTGATGACGGTCATTGGTCTTGCTCCTTCACCAGGGTCGTCCAGGCCACGTCAACACCGAGCAGGCTGACGACATGGACGGTGACCATCCCGCGAGTGGTCTGTCGAATGCCGCGGATGGCGTTGCGGAAGCGGCGGTGCAGCCGCAGCGAATCCTCTTCGCAGATGAACAGGCGGCGATCGAGTAACGACGTCTGCTCAATCGGAATGCCGGCCTGGCGCAAGGCGCGGGTGGCGCTGTTGACGGCTTCCAGGCAACGGGCTAGCTCCGGCGTCAGCACGGTGCAGAGCGGCAGATGGGTAGCTTTCGGCTGCTCTTCAGGGATGCGGCCAGTGATCGGTACGACGTTCATGTCAGGCCTCCCGAACCACGTCAGCAGTGACGCGCGGCTCGCCGACGAGCGCGGCATAGTTCATAGCGGCCTTCACCAGGTTGCCGATGGCCAGCGGATAGAGCAGGCTGGGCTTGTTTTCCTTGACGCCCCCCAGCCTCTCGATGACGGCCTGCAGGCCGGATGCATCGATCACATCGCTCAGTGCCTTGCCAACCCGCTCGAAACGAAACGCCAGGTGCTGTTCCAGCCCGCCGACCGTGAGCGGCGGTAACTCGACGATCTCGATGCGCTGGGCCACCTCACGGACTTCGCCGTTGCGCGGCGACAACTTGATGAGCAGTTCGGGCTGACCGATCAGGATGATCGACACCAGCTTCGTGTAGCCCAGTTCGAGTTCGCGGTAGCGCTTGAGGTGCTTGATCGTCGGGGTCGATAGGCTGTGTGCCTCCTCGATGATCAGCAGGTGGCGCGAGCCTGCGGTGTGGCTGGCCTTCAGAGCCTTGTGCAGTTGTGCCCAGCGGGCCTGCGAGCTGTTCCGCGGCGTTTGGTCTGGCGCGATCTCCGCCAGGATGGCCTCGGCGATATGCTCGCTCTTGAGGGGCTTGCCCTTGGTGTCGTTGTCTTCCATCCCCAGCACGTACGGCTGAATGACCGTAACCGGGGTGCCTTCCAGTCGATGCTCCAGATCTCGGCGCAAGGTGGACTTGCCCGCCCCTGACTCGCCGATCACCGCCAGAAAGCCATCGTGCATAGCGACCTGGTGCATCGCCTCGCGGACATAGCGGATATCAGCGTTGATGAAGATGTCTTCAGCACTCTGCAGCTCGTCGAAGGGATCGCGGCGGATGTCGAAAGCCTTCTTCGTGGCTGGCAGCAATACCTGTTTGCGCATTAGCATGGGTTCGCACTCCTCGTTTTCTTGAGCGTCTTCGGGGGTTGCAGGGGCCCCGGCGTTGGCGCGCCGGGGCCCCACTTCGTCGAAGGCCTGGCGCACGGTGTCGAACTGCGCGCCCTGAGCCATCAGGTATTCGGTGATCCGCCAGGCCAGTTGCTGCTGGTCCAGCGATTTCGGCCACTGGCTGTGGTTGATCAGTTGAGCGATCGCCGCCGGACTGAGATCGACCGCACGGGCCAGATCGGTCTGCGGCTTGCCGAGGCTGGCCAGGACTTCCTTGAGCTTCAGCATTACGAGTTACCTCCCACAACGCGCAGCGCGGGCCGGCTGGACGCCGCCTGCAACTGCTCAACGATGCTGTCGAGCTGGTCCTCCAGTACTCCGTCGGGGTAGTTGGACTTGAGCCAGAGCATCGACTCGGGACTCCAGACGCCATCCAGCCGCGCTCGGAGGATCTTGGCGGCTGCCGGGTGGCTCAGTGGCTTGCTCTCGACGGTGGGCAACGTCACGTCGAGCTGCAGCTCGCTGCCCTTGCGTGGCATGAAGGTCGGCAACTGAGCGTCTTCGATGTGCTGGTAGGGCTTGAGCCTCCCGCCGAACGGAATGGCCTTGGCCTTGCGTGCGGCCTGCTCTTCGGCATCGGTATCGACGCCCATGGCCAGCCGGGCCGCTTCCTTGCGGGCTTTCTGCGCAGGCGTCTCCGCATGCTGCCGGAAGTCCTCGCCAATCATGGGTGCGCGCACGTCGAAGCCGAACTCGTCTTCCTCGATCCTAGGAATGACGTGGAAGACTTCATGGCCGTCCTGGTCGAAAGTGATCGCCTGGGCGGCATCGCTCTGCCAGGGGTTGCGGGTGATCATCAGCTTCTCGCCGATCATCACGCCAGGTACGACCGAGACGTCGTATTCGGTTCCCTGGAAGCTGACGCGCAGCTTGTTAGTGACCTTGCGGCTCTCCGGCTCGGCGATTGCCAGTTGGCGGCATACTTCGACGCTGGGCGCCTTCACCAACTGGTGCTCACGGATGCGCATCCAGGCCTCCGAGCGGGTCATGCCATGGCGGGAATGTTTCTTCGCGGCGTTGAACCACGCGCGCCAGGTCTTGGCGGCAGCGTTCAGTTCGTCCAGGTCGGCGACAGGCTGGAAGCGCAGTCCCGCTTCGAACTTGCGCTCGATGAGGTTCCGGGCGTTCTCCACTTGGCCGGTCACCCGCGCGGCACCGGGCTTGTGGACGATGACGCGGATGCGCAGCGCACGGCAAAGGTTCCGGGCCATGGCCGAGGTGTTGGCAGAACCTGGGTCCATCATCAGAATCTGCGGCACGCCATGCAGAATGTCGTTGCCACCGCGCTCCTGCATGGCGTCGATCAGCACATCACACAGGTTCTCGCCGCTCTCGGCGCCCATGACGTACTTCACGTAGATCCAATCGCTGGCGTGCTCGGTGATCTCGTACGACCAGACCCGGTTAGAGGCGATGCGGGCCACGTTCTTCGGCTTGTTCTTGTAGAACTGGTCATGCTCCATGACGCGCAGGCCGTTACCGTGCTCATCGGCGCCGGGCTTGAGGTAATAAAGAACACACAGAGAGGCATCGATCTGCCAAACGTGGTTCGGGTGACGGCTTCTCAACTCGCTCACCGGAGCCGGCTGGAGCAATTGCTGGGGATGAACCCCGAAGCTGTAGAGAGCCCTGGATATCGCGCTGATGGACAGCGGCCGGATCTCGCCCGTGTCCTCGTCAATGACGTCCGCCCGGATCATCTTGCTGGCCCGTAGCGCTTCCACCGCATCCTCCAGGCTATACAGGCGCTTTTCGTTGCGGCGGGCACTCTCCATCAGCGCGCTACTGATGGTCAGGGCATCTTCCCGGCTCAGGGCACTGGTGCCGGCGTCACTCCGGCGTTTGCGGGGCTTGCTGTCTGCGGTGACCTCCCTCAGCTTGCGGTAAAGCGTGGCGAGTGACATGTCGAGCCGCTGGGCCGTCGACTGGGCAATCTCTACGCGCTGCCCGCGTGGGGCGGCGCGAAGGGCGCGCTCCAGATCGACCAGGGCTTGAGTAATGACGGCGCTCATGGCTCAGTCCTCAGCCACGCCTGCAGGCTGGGACTTGCCCATTTGCTCGATCCAGCCGAATTCGCTGATGTCATCGGGGGCTTCGCCGTCGGGCAACTGGAACTCTTCACGAATCTGCAGGAGCAGTTTTTCGAGGTGGCGCACCAGACCGGCCTGGAAGGTGCGGTGGTCGGTACCGGTCTTCTCGGCGTGGCTGACCATGATGGAGAAGGCTTCGCGCAGCTTGCCGCTGATGTCCGCCTCGGCCTCGAAGGCGATCGCCGTTGCTTCCTGGCGCAACTCTTTCTCGGCCTCGTCCGCCTTCAT